GTTGTGATTGATGGTTGCCAATTAGTAGAAAATCATCATTTAAACATTAAATAGTTATGAAATATATAAAAAAACAATTATACAGAGTGGACGGCGAGACATACCAATACATAGGGTGCAGTAATTCCAATTATTATCAAGCATGGTCATATCATGTATTTTTTTCTCAGGATTTATCTAAACGATTACGAATACAAACCAGAGACTTAAAAAATTATAAAATAGAGGAGATAACTAACAATGAATAAAAACGTAGCGTGTGGCCGAGTATTACAGGACCCAAAAATTAGAGAATCAAACGGCGTATTAATTGCGTCATTGCTGTTAATAACCAAACACACATATAAAACACGTGGGGAGTATTTAAGTGATACCATTTTATATAAAGGGTTTGGGCCAGTGGCCGAACACATCGCCAAAAACATACGAAAAGGCGATGCTGTTATGATAGAGGCAAACTTGTCCAATTATGTCTATAAAAACTCAGACGGCATTACCCAATCCGAGGTCCAATTAACCATTAATAGTATTGAGAGATTTACGAAACACACTGAAAACACCCTTGAATTATTAGACTAAAAAATGCATAATAAAGAGGTAGAACCATTGGTTGCTTTTCCCAAAAATTCAACCGAGGTGAACATGACACATAAAGAAAATCCATCGTATTATTCCATTCTAACGGCAGATGTCCGTTATAGTACGGATATCAATTGGTTTGAGAAAGTTTTATATTCTGATATAACATCCCTTACCAATAAAAATGGATATTGTACTGCATCCAATAAATATTTTTCTAAAATTTTCGGCGTTTCGATACGGACAATAAGCCGTGCCATTTCCAATTTAGCTGAATGTAAATTCATTCAGTGTGTTTTAGTACGAGACGACCAAAATGAAATAATCGAGCGTAAAATATACCTGTGTCATAGCGTGTCTATACCTATAGACAAATCTGTCCATACCCCTATAGACAATTCTGTCCATACCCCTATAGACAAAAATGGCGTATATAATAATACAAGTAATATTAATAATATAAATAATAATAATAAAAAAAATATAAATACAAAAAAAGGAATTGATTTAGCAATTATTGGAATTAATGATTGCGACAATGTGGAACTTGAACAGGCTGAATATGACAAACTGTTAATTGATTATGATTTTGAAACCGTCAAACAACAGATCATGCAGTTAGACGCATATTTAGAAGACCACCCAAAAAAATACAAATCCCACTACAAGACATTACGAACATGGATTTTAAAGCAATCTAAGACGCAAAGTGGGGCAACATATAGGGGGGCAACGCAAAACGCTAACCACGGGACGATTTTAAGCCAAAGGCAAATAAATAATATAAACGCCGTAAAGCAAGCCATAGCCGAAACGTCAGGGATGAGTCATGCAAGCCAAAGTGAATAATCCATACCATCTAGTCGCTAACGAGCAATACGACAATGAGCAGTTTTTCAAATCATTGGGTTATTTAGCCGAAATATATTCAGTGACGCTTGGAATTGACACAATGAAAGCGTTTTATTTTGCCTTTAAAGAAAAACAAAAATTCCCATACATCCCAGAGACGTTTAACATTGCCAAATCGAAAACCTTTTATAGGGATTCAAGTAAGACAGGGTTACGATTCCCAACCATCGAAGAATTTAAAAATATTCACGACGAGTATGCCCGATCATTAATACTAAACCAACGGCCAGAAGAACAAAAAATTTTAATGGACGACAAACAAAAACACGCAAACTATACCCTTGGTATGTATTTAATTCAGACGTTCAAATGTGATTCTGATATGGTCATGGACATGGTAGCCGAAGGGCGAATTATAGCCGATCAGTCATTCATTGATACAAATTTTTTCAGTCAAACAGAAAACAAAAAGGAGGCGATAAAACAACACATTTTAAAAAACTATAAAAATATTTTAAATGAATTGAAAGGAATAAATAAATGATCGATGAAATACAAAAGGCATTTAATGCTATTAAAACGAAAAATAATGTGGTCATAAAAAAATAAAATGGTATAATTAATTTAATTTATTGGGATAGGTGGCCTGTCATGGCTGTAAGGCCACCGTTATTTATTTTTTTTATATAATGTTGTATATTAAGTACGTGGCTCATTATTAAGCCCTTTGGGCCACTAATCATAAAATGTTATAATAAAATTGTTTGTATATTCATTCGTGGTTACCCACGTTCCTTTCATTTTGGCCTCACTTGGGATGGTGGGGCCTTTTTATGTACACCACTAAAAAAAGGCGATCTTAAATTTGAGGCTAAATATTATTTTTTAAATTTATTTTTTGCGTAAAACCAGCATAATCATAAAAAAAAGGCGCCTTATTAATTGTGGAGGGGGCATGGGAGAATCTTAGCTCATGACAACATTGGACCCATGCCCATATGATAATCGTGTTTATTATAACACAATATGTTATAATGTAATTGGAAAATGCAAAGCTAGGGGAATTTTATATTCCCCGATTAAAAAAATATGTTATAATATGTTGGTAATCTCATCACACCGGTCCCTTCGGGGGCCACTTAACACGAGGGAAGTAATGTTAAATATAATAGGCAATGTGATAGGTGGCGTGGTGAATACTGTTGGTGGCATTGTAAAAAAAGACCAGCAAATTAAAGAAATTAAAGAAAAAGGCCGTTTATCCATTGAACAGGCAAAAATAGACCTTGACGTGGCTAAATTACACGCACAGATTAAACAACAAGAAACACAGGCCGAAAATGATATGACCTATGACATGCAAGTATTGAAAAATAGGCGTGAGTCTTTAATTGATGAGTTTATAATCGTTGGTTTTTTTGTGATTTTAGTTTTGACTTTTATACCGGCCACTCAGGCGACCATGGCGTTAGGTTGGCAGGCACTAAATGATACGGCGTGGTGGTTCGAGTTTGGCATTGTTGGAATATTAGTATCGACCCTAGGCCTAAAGGACGTATTAAGAATTTTTATCGGGGGGTCAATTGATAAATTAAGAAAAAAAAAAGAATAAATGACGATAATGAATTGGTCCAAGATCAGGAGACCAATGATCTAAACCGGTCGAATTCGACCCCTTTAGTTTTTAACCCCACTAAACAATTAAAAAATGGTATTGAGGGTATGCTACATACCGAGGAGTCGCAATATCATGCCATTAGTGGGTTATGGGGCAATGGTGCATTACCTAGCGGGCAATACATTGTTTCAAAAGTATACAAATTAAAACCAATTAAAGGCAAAACGGAGCCATACACAGGCACCAGCTTCCCATGGATTGCAAAACTAGACCCGCAATTCAAGACCGACAGAACCGGTTTATTAATCCATCCTGATGGTGGGGTAAAAGGCACACGGGGGTGCATTGGTATAACGCATAACGATACCCAATGTTTTTATGATTTATTCGAATTATCAAAACAACATAAACCATTAACTTTAAACGTAAAATGAACCTAAAAACTACTTGTCATTATGAATTTTTACAGGAGTCTAAAAAATACATTTCAGTTTTTCAGGGTGGGACAAGGTCCGGCAAGACTTACAACATTATGTTATGGCTAATATGCCATTTACGAGCAAACCCACGAGTGCGGGCCGAGGTAGTACGTAAAACATCGCCATCGATGCACACGTCGGTCATAGCCGATTTTAAAGAAATTATGATAAATAACGGATGGTTTGATGATAGGCATTATTCCAAAAAATTTTTATTGTATGAATTTCAAAATGGCTCAACCATACAATTCATATCATGCGATGACCCACAAAAAAAACGGGGTTCAAAACGGAATATACTATACATTAATGAGGCCAACGAGCTTGAATTTGATGATTTTTTTCAGTTATCTATAAGAACAACAGAAAAAATAATATTAGACTTTAACCCGTCAGACCAGCATCACTGGATTTATGACGATGTGATCACCCGACCCGATGCGGAATTACACAAGTCATCATACAAGGACAATCCATTTTTACCAGAACAAACCATTAAAGGCATCGAACATTATCAAGGCGATAGTTTTTTATGGTCAGTTTTTGGTCTTGGTGAACGATCAGTTAATCAGGCACAGATATTCACTGAATGGCATACATTGCCTCATATTAACCATATAGATACCGGCCAAGTGTATATTGGGATGGACTTCGGTTATAACGACCCGACCGTTATCGTATTGGTTAAGATATATGATAAAGACATTTATATTGATGAATGGTGTTATGAAACACACATGCTAGAAACAAACATGATCAATTCTTTAAAAGATTTACACGCCAAAATAAAAATAAGCCCGCCAATATACGGGGACGGATCACGGCCCGAGATCATCGAGTCAATACGTCGAGCCGGTTTTAATATTAAGGCAGCAAAAAAGGGCAAAAACTCAATATTGGATGGTATCAATCTTATGAAGTCACGCAAAATATACATCACATCACGCTCCATTAATATCATTAAAGAATTAAAAATGTATAAATTCAAGGAAGGTAAAGACGGCATAATGGACGAACCAATCGATAAATTTAATAATGGGATTGATGCGATACGATATGCATTAACGCCCGAACGCATCACCGATACCTACAAAAACTCAACGTTGGCCTATCTAGGCATTAAGTAATGTTATAATGAAGGAATGACTAAAACACATAAAAACGATTCGATGCTCAACGTGGCGACGAAATTGAACACCGCCCAAGACAAGCAAACCCAAATTAATATTTCAACAAATATATTGACGCGTGAGGGGGCCGATAATCTATACCAGAGCGATGCAATGAGCCGTAAATTGGTTGATCGTGTGGTGAATGAGGGGATACGTAAATGGATTGATTTACAAAACATAGAACCCGAAATAAAAACGGTATTCAATAATTATATGGACAAATTGCAGGTTAAAAAAGCCATTCGTGAGGCGTGGCGTTATGCTAGGTTATACGGTGGGGGTGCCATTCTCATTAATGTTGATGACGGCTTAGAATTATCAGACCCACTAAATTTGAACCTAATCAAAAAAATAAAATCATTTTTACCGTTAAGCCGGTATCACCTATTTAGGCAATCAACGATTATTGATGATATCGATTCGCCATATTTCGGCGATCCAGAATATTATTCACTATCAGAAAGCTCAACCGGTGAGTATATTAACCAAATACACCACACCCGATTAATTAAAATTCATGGTGCGTATCTACCATTTCATTTATACCAATATAATAACTATTGGCATGATAGCGTATTAAGCGGTTCATTTACGGCTATACGTAACTATCAACAGGCACACGATATGGTATCGTCCATGATACAAGATTACAGGGAACGGACGTTATCCATTGAAGGGTTAGACGAGGTTTTATCGATGCCAGATGGTGAGTCAATATTGATACAACGTATGCAGATTCAGGATAAAGTCAGATCATCATTAAAAACCAATATAATTGGCTCAAATGATAAAATGGAGGTATTAACCACTAATTTTAGTAGTATCTCGGATATATTGGATAGGGTAGATAAACGATTAGTAGCCAGTACCAATTTACCGCATACGATTGTTTTAGGTGATTCGCCAGTAGGTGGACTTAACAATTCAGGCCAAAATGAGAATAGAGATTGGTACGATTTTGTTTCAGACCAACAAGAAGATCACATACGAGGCCCAATAAAACAAATACTAAATATATTGATGCATGCAACCGATGGCCCAACAAACGGCCAAGTATTGCCGGATTTAACTTTTGTTTTTAATTCGCTTTGGCAAATGGATGATAAGGAACAAGCAGAGATTGAAAAAATCGTGGCTGAAAAAGATGCCATTTACTATAACATTAATGTTTTGACTGAGTCCGAGATAGCCAATAACCGATATGGTGGGGCAACATATTCACAGGACACCGTTTTGGACGATATCGAACGGGACGACATGAACATCGAACCGGAACCAGATGGCGAAGAATAAACCACCCATTCAGCGTTTTCCAATCACGGCTGAGAGACGATACACGCACTATCTATTGCGTTATGTACGCCGTATTTCAAGGGCCATAATTGAAAAATCAAATCAATATTTACCGACGGTTGTTGAAGAGGCCAAACGCAACCTTATAAATGACGATTTTACCGACACGATTAGTGATTTAGTTAGTAGTATAAATATTGAATTGTCAGGGTTAGCCGTTATTAATAGCCTAGATCAGGGGATACTTGAAACAGCGGAGGCGATTAACACCCAAAACCGTAAAGAGATGACCAAAATAATAACGCAAATTTTAGGCATTAGTTTATCAGATTATGAGCCGGCAGTAGGCGAACAAATGAAAGCCTTCCAAAAAGAAAATATAGCCCTGATTAAATCATTGACTACCCAGCAGGTAGAACGGGTAGAACCGATGATATATAGAGGCGTTAGGCAAGGCTTATCGTATAGCCAAATTATGAAAGACATACAAGCCGATCAGGCAGTAAGCCGTAACCGTGCCAGACTAATAGCCAGAGACCAAACCAATAAATTTAACGGGCAACTTTCACAAATTCGGCAAAAATCGGTTGGCGTGAAAGAATATCGGTGGCGAAATGCCAATGATAGCCGTGTTCGTGGGAATCCATCCGGATTATACCCGAAGGCAAAATATAGCCACTGGAACCGTGAAGGTAAAAAATTCAAATGGAATGAACCGCCACCAGACGGCCACCCGGGCGAACCCATACAATGTAGATGTTGGGCTGAACCCGTCATTGAAGAATTAGAAAACCCAGACGATGTGATATAATTATACATATGATCGAGTATCGAGGATTTCAATTTGAGGGATACAACAAACCAAAAAAAACCCCATGGCATAAAACAAAAAGTCATATGGTACTAGCCAAAGAAGGAGATGTCATTAAATTAATCCGATTCGGGCAACAGGGCGTCACAGGGGCAGGTGCCAATCCAAAAACAGAAAAACAAAAAGCACGGCAACGGTCATTTAAAGCCCGTCATGCTAAAAACATTAAAAAAGGTGTGTTATCAGGTGCATATTGGGCAGATAGGGTAAAGTGGTAATGTATAAATTTTTTAATCAAACAAAAAGCAAATATAACAACAAAAAAATAAAAATAGATAATCATGTGTTTGATTCATTGGGTGAGGCTAACCGCTATCGTGAACTTAAAATGCTATTACGTGGGGGCATGATACGAAATTTACAAATCCAGCCTATTTTTACACTACAAGAGAAATTTACACACGACAACAAGTGCATACGAGCCATTCAATACGTCGCTGATTTTCAATATGAAACGTTAAACGATCAAAAATGGGTAAAAGTCGTCGAGGATTACAAAGGATATAAAACAGATATATATTTACTCAAAAAAAAGATGTTTCTTAAATTATATGGCAAAAAATACGAATTTATCGAATCAAATCATTGAATTTAATGTATAACCGTATGTTATAATCTACGTATATGCATAAACAAGAAACAATTATAATTGATTTTTTAAATAATTATGAGAAATTGGACAATGGATTTATTAGAATACCGGCCAAGGTTACACGCTCAGGGATATTCTTATATAAATTGGCCGATGGACGAGTAATCAGGGAGAACCGATCTAAAGATGAAGTTTTTTCAGAGGATTCATTGAAGACACTTATGGGCGTAACCATTACCAATGACCACCCAACGAATAATAGACAAGTAACCGCTAACAATTTTAAAGAATTGGCCGTCGGATTTGTTGGCGATTCTGTTCAGGTGGTGGATGATAAATATGTCATGGTGCCATTAACCATCACCGATGCCGATACGATCAGGGACATCGAAAACGGTAAACGTGAACTATCCTGCGGATATAATGCCGTTGTTGTTAATGAGTCAGGTATCAATGACGAGGGGGATGAATACGATACCAAACAAACTGAAATTAGATATAATCATGTAGCGATTGTCACCAAGGGGCGTGCAGGTTCGAGCGTCCGAATTGACAATCAAGAGGCCGTATTGGTGGAGGCCGAGAACACACCAAAAACAAAAACAACAGAAGGAGTAAATAAAAAAATGAAAGATCAAAAAAACGATACCGATATGATTAATACATTGGCCCAATTAAAAGCCGATATTAAAGATCGTGACAATCAGATTGAAGCGTTAAATCTAAAATTGCAAAAATCAGATAGTCAAAATCAAACCATTTCGCAGGAATTGGACGAAATAAAAGAACAATTAAAAGAGGCTAACATCCACTTGGATTCGTTCGATGAGCGTGTTAATGAATATGCCAAAGAAAGGGCCAATTTAATTAAAGCCACCGAGTCATTAGTAAAAGCCGATGAATTGGATGGCCTTTGCAATTCAGACTTAAAGGTCAAATTCATTCAATCTAAAACTGATAGTTTTGATGTTGAAGGAAAAACAGCCGATCAGATTGGTATTGCTTTTGATGCCATTCGTTCAATTAAAGAAGTGAAAGCCGATTCTATTGGTTCAGACATTCTATCTAAAAAAGTTGTCACAATGAGCGACAAAGAAAAAGCATATAAAGAATCATATAAAAACGCTTGGAAGGAGAACAAATAATGCCACAATTGACTTATAGTTATGATATGGTTGTGGGCGTTGAAGGCGAGTTAGCCGATGCCAGACAATCAACCATCGTATCACGATTGGCCGAGGGAAATGTAAGATTCGGACGTTTTGTTGCGTTGGGATCTAATCCCGACACACAATGCCGAGTCGTACAAACCGGAACCGACGTATGGGGAGCTAAGAACCATATTGGTTTTTCAGTAGCGACTAATGCTAAAGAACAAAAAGCCGATGGAACCGTCCAATATGATGATGGTGAAGCAGTAAGTATTATTAAAAATGGTGCGATTTTGATCAAATCAGAAACCGCAATGACCCCAACCAGTGACGTGTTTATACGTTTTCAGGCAAAGTCGCAGGTTTACACTTTAGTATTCGATGCCACAACCGTAACAGGCAACGAAATCAATGGCGAAATTAATGGTGTGGCCATAAATCCAGTAACGTTTGCCACTTCTAATGCAAATACGTTGTCGTTATTAGCCACAGAAATCGCTAATTTTAGTGCTGATATTTTAAGTGCCGTATCAAATGGAACGGATACCATCACTATCACCAGCGTCATTGATAAATCCGTCACAGTGTCAAATTTTGTTGTAACCGGTGGAGCGTCACAGCCAACCATTACAGCCACGCAAACCGAGGCAGGTAAGCCTACCAGCGATGTGGGCATTATCCGAAACACGTCAGACGGTGGAACAGCTCAAGATTCGCCTTATTTACGCGTAATTCGTGGATGCAATGCCGGCGAGCTAGCCACAGTAGAAATTGAATTTTAAGGAGGTATAAAATGAACGAAACAGTTTTTCTACAAAAAGACCTTGATTATCTAAAATCACAATCATACGACATAAAAACACCCAAGCTTAAATTCGCTTCAGGATTATTAATTCCAATTTCTGAGGAAACCCCAGCCGGTGCCAACACTATGACGTATTACACATATGAGCATACCGGACTAGCTAAGGTTATTAGCGATTATGCCGATGATCTACCCAATGCCAGCGTGAAGGCAAAAGAGGAAACCATTAAACTATATGATATTGGTTCGTCTTTTGGGTATTCTGATCAAGAAATTCTAGCGTCACGATACGCAAACAAAGATTTAGACCAAAAGAAGATGGTAGCAGCGAAAAAGGCCAACATGTCTCAACTGGACAAAATTGGTTTATTAGGCGAGCCAAACTCAAAAATGTATGGTTTATATAATCACCCCAATATTCTTGAGTACACTGTTCCTAACGGGGCAAGTGGTCAAACAAAATGGTCAACTAAAACAGCCGACGAGATTTTAGATGATATGACCAATCTTGTGGATACCATCGTCACCACAACTAAAGAGGTGGAGTCACCCGATACGTTGTTATTGCCTACTGAAGCATACTCAATTATCACTAATACCCGTATCCCTAACGTCAACACTACCATTAAAAAATTCTTTTTGGATAATAACGGCCGGATAACCAATATTTTTTCAGTGGCTAGACTAACTGGATTAGGTGCCGGTGGTACTGGTGTTATGATCGCATACCGTCGAGATGCTAATAACCTTCAAATGGAAGTGCCGACAATGTTTGAGATGCGTCCTCAAACCCGTCAGAACTTGTTTACTACTATTCCATGCGTAACTCGTACCGGTGGCGTGGTAATTTACTACCCTCTTTCAGTTTGTAAAGCAGAAGGTATTTAAATTTATGATTGTCAGGTACGATGCACCGAATATATTGACCATTGGCGGACAAAACAATAAAAAAATTGTATTAATCGCCGGAAATAATATTGTTGATGACGAACTATGGGAAGAACTCACCGAGAACCACCCGATCATTCAACATAAGGACAATACTGGATTAATCACAATTAATCGAACCGTACCCGTACAACACGAAAAAGCACAATCACCAGCGGAAATCCTATCACAAATGAAACCTAAAGAGGCAATCGCTTTTTTAGATGGATTCTTGAACATGGCCGAATTAAGACAAATGGTGGCAACCGAAAAAAGAAAAAAAGTTTTAAATAAAATTGAAAGCCAAATTAAACTCATTGATTCAATGGGTGAACAATCAGAGGATAATGGCAATCAATCGTAATTCAGTTATAACAAGATATCCCGAATTTGCGGATATTCCCGCCGGTGAATATTTCAACGCCGTTATAGCACAAGCCAATCTAATGGTAAGTGCTACGGCGTGGGGGCCATTATACAATGAGGGATTAATGGCCCTTACGGCTCACTATTTAGAGTTAGGCCGATCAACAAGAGCGGGCAAAGCAGGGGCAATCAGTGCCGAGCGTGTAGGCCAATTATCAACCAATTACGCAACGGGTACCATGACCGATGCATACGATACCACATCATACGGCCAAATATTTAAAAACATGCGTAATGGCTTGCCTAGAGTGCGGATACTATGAGTACCAAAGACATCGATCGTGGTTATGATCAGGCATATAAAAACATGCTAGACATGGCAAAAAAACCATATGTGAAAATAGGTATTATTAACAATAAAAAATATGAACAAACAGACAATAAAAAAACGTCACCATTAACAATTGTCGAGGTGGCAACGTATAACGAATTTGGAACAAGAACCATCCCCGAACGGTTATTTTTAAGATCAACAGCAGATGAAAATAAGAACAAGTGGCCGAAAAAATTTGAGCCACTCCAAAACCAAATGATAACCGGCAAAATTAAGGTTAAAAAAGCCTTATCATTGGCCGGCATGGCTATTGAAGCCGACATTAGAAAAATGATTCAACGTACCAACCCCAAATGGAAACCATTGGCGTTCAAAACAATTAAACGTAAAAAAAGCAGTCGTCCATTAATAGATACCGGCCAATTAATTAATTCAATAGCGTCAAAAGTAATAATGAATAAATGATTCAAAATTTTTTCACGGACGACATTACAATAACTAGATATACCGGTTCAACATACACTAAAGGCCGATGGGTTAAAGGGGTTAGTGCCGACACCACCATAAAGGCCAGCGTTCAACCAATAACGGGTAATGATACGTTATATCTACCCGAGGGGCGAAGCGAACGGGATGCATTTACCCTATACACCATCGACGAGATAAAGGGACAAGACGAACAGCAAACAGGGGATATTTTAACCATACGTGGCCTTAAATATGAGGTACTAAATGTTAAAAGATGGTCAAATACGAGAAGTGATCATTATGAGGTTGTATGCGTTAATATCCGAGATGAGGGGAACCGATGAGTACTAATATAATCAAACCTAGCACACAGGTTAATAATATTAGTATTTATGATGATTCCAAGCCACTAAATTCATCATTGCAAACAGGCTCAACCAGCCTTGAAAACGACATACAGGGCGTTTTAAGCGTATTAAATGCGATTAAGGACGCAACCCTAACGGGTAAGTGGTACGACGATATTTTTGAGGTTAATTCAAAAAAACGAGGCATAAAACAATTAAACGTTGATTTAAACACGTTAGAGATTGAAGTGGCCAATTTAATAATTGAAAATCAAAACTATTATTTAGTTTCGGCCTCATTTAACACAGCCACAGGATTATTGACGATGACGCTTAATAATGGGGTAAACGTTACGGTTAATCTTGATGGTCGTTACCTAACAGGAATAGCTGATGAGTCTATAACAAACCCCAAATTAGCACATATTGCAACGGGGACGGTCAAAGGACGTACAACAGCTGGAACCGGTGACGTTGAAGACCTAAACATTCAAACACAATTAAAACCGGCCTTAAATCTAACAAAAAACGATGTGGGATTATCCAATGTGCAAAACGTCGATACAACCAACGCCTCAAATATTGCCGACGGTTCAGTATCCAATACTGAATTTCAATATTTAGCCAATGTCACCAGTGACATACAGGCCCAGATTAATGGACTAGGCCCGTCGAAATACCTAGTAAGTGCTAGTTTTAATACATTGAATGGGGTATTAACTCTAACATTGAATGACACATCGACGATTACGGCTAATTTTGATGGTAGGTATCTACAAAATGTTATTGATGATACATCGCCACAATTGGGTGGCAATTTATTTTTAAACAACAATGATATTTTAGGTACGGGTAATATCCAAATCGACGGAGAAATTGAGGCAAATTTACACATTGGCCCGTTACGAGGTGAAATTTGTTTCAACGCCAAAGCAGGCGAAGCGATAACTAAAGGCGACCCCGTTTATATTAGCAATTTTGACACAGTGGGCAATACGCCCGTTGTTGGTATATCCGATGCCGATAGTCCCAAAAAAATGCCGTCGTTTGGATTGGCAAAAGCTAACGCATCTCTAAACGCTAGTGTAACCATAGTCACATTCGGAACACTAGATGGGATTGATACATCATCCTTCAATTTAGGCGATATACTGTATATATCGACCACAGGAACATTGACCAATGTGAAGCCAACCGGCGAAACGGCATTGATACAAAATATCGGTAAGGTTATGCGGTCACATGCAAGCAATGGGGCAATTAAAGTGGGTGGGGCAGGGCGTAGCAATGACACCCCCAATCTCAACAATGGCAATGTATTCATTGGTAACGCATCCAATCAGGCCGAGGCACGAGCATTAACGCTTGATGATGTATCAGAGACATCCACTAAAAAAATATTAACCGATATCGAACAAACCAAATTAAGTAATATTAGCGTCACCCAGCCCGTTGATTTAGATACCATGGAATCGGATGTTTCCGTGAATAATACAAAAATAACCAATGCCACACATACGGGCGATGTGACAGGATCGCAGGCATTAACAATATCGAATAATGCCGTTGATAATAATAAATTGTCAGACATGGCACAGGGTACTGTTAAGGCCCGAACCAATGTGGGAACCGGAGACCCACAAGACGTTGACATATCAACAACATTTAAATCGGCGTTAGGATTAATAAAAGATGATGTGGGTTTATCCAACGTCCAAAACGTTGACCAAACCAATGCTAGTAATATAACAACGGGGACATTAGATATTCCTTCAGGCAATTTTACCACGGGCCTCAATGTTGGGTTTTCAGGCGGTACGACTTCTGACCGAATTAATCTTGGGGATAGTGCATTTTATATTGATAGAGGTAACGCAAATCTCCCATTAATTAATTTTGACCCCAGCGACTATCTTTCTTACAACCGAACAAATAACGCATTGTCCATGGTCATGGGTGGAATTGAGGAGCTAAAATTATCGACGGGCGTTAATTATCCGACCCTTACCATGCGAGGCCAAGCCGTACTAAACGAGGCCGACCGAACAGTATACGGCAGCGGCGATGATTTAAATAATTTTAAATCTTGTGGGATATATGTGATAGGTGCACTAATAGCTAATTTACCACCACAGCGTGATACAAACGAATCATCGTACGTATTGCATGTTTATACGTGGGGGGCACAGAATGGGATACAAATTCTATATTGTACGGACCGTGACGCAGCTAATAAACACAACGCTATCTATTCACGATGTTGGGAAAACACTCTATGGACAGACTGGAATTGTGTTTCATCGACCCCCGAGGAATTGTGTGATGTGGTTGTGTCTATTGGCATTACCTATACCAATTTTACTGTTAATGAAGCTTTAAGCACGATTGCAACTCGTTATAAGTGGGTTTTAATTATGTATGAATCATCCGCTTATGCAGGCAGTATGATACTTGACGGCCCTACTATCGATATCAATCAAAATTGGGAAATCGGAAAATATTCAACGAGATCAATAAATTTTAAAACGCCAACGTCGTCAAGCTCAACAACATGGCAGGCGGCGGCCTCAGGCGTAACACTAACAAGAATTAAAATGATAGGGTATAGATAAATGAGCGAAATCGAAATATCTACAACAAATTCATACTTAATATGTTTTAATGAAAATAACTACCAATGTAATTTTGTAAAAAATAATCCTGTTGATATCGCTATGATGCAAAGAAATGGTATTGATAGATCATCATGGCTACCATCCCCACCAGAATTTATCCCCGATCAATCAATATGCGTAAACGACGCAGGAATCCCCCGATTAGCAACCCCAGCGGAATTACAATACAAAATAGGATACGATAATAATGGCGTGCAGGCGACATACTATCTAGTTAACGTTGGTGAGCCACAATTAACAGCCGATTTTTATTTGCGATTGTACTTAGATGCTCCCAGTGGGTTCGGTACAGACAACCATTTTTTTAGTTTAATCAATACGACAACAGACGAAAAATTTAATTTATCGGCTAATAATACCAATCAGTTTTTTAAATACAAAAAAAACGAAATTGAAATAACAGCTGTCCCAGAGGCATTGCGAGCCGTTTTTGAACAGTGCAAAAAAAACATAATTATTGGTGATTGGTTACCAGCTATTAATGAAAAAAAAGACGAATTAATTCAAACAATTAACGCTAGTGACAGAACGATGATTTTGGGTAGTTTGAAAACTGAATCGAAATACTATACCGACACATGGCAATTGTTCTATCAACGGCTTCAGAATATCAGATTTAACCCCACCTTAGATTTTTCGAATGACCAGCGTACTACGGCTGATCGATTGATATCATCCATTGATGTTTACACTGAGAAAAAAAGGCTACTTTTAGGTCACATGCAGGGATTAACCATCGAACAATTACAAGCATTCAATCCGTTGGCCGATGAATGGTGGGCGGTATAATGAGACAGGTTTATTACAATTTAACGTCACAAGTTAACGGTATTACCGATACGTTTAGTTTTAATGACCAATTAGGCAAACATTCAACGTCAGTTTTTAGTGTTAGGTGGAATACGACAACCGTACCACAATCAGATATTACAGAGTTAAGTAATACTAGTTTTAGGCTTGATTTTGTTCCAGAATCGGGCGATATATTAGAGGTATGGTATCTATCTAATCAGGTCACTCCGCGTATAGAGTTACCCGATAGTGGCATATCAGGCGACCAAATTACCTATACCCAAATACAAGACATTATATGGGATTGGGTAGATGCATATTCAACCGATTACGAAGGGGTTCCGAGTGTAAAATATCCCGTTATATGGGCCGAGCAGTCCGGCCCACAGCCAACCGGTCGATTTATAACATTAAAAATTATCAGTTTTACACCTACAGAAATCACGAATAATTATGATTATAAAGATGGTGAGTATCAATACTACAAAAATGTATCTATAACGCTATCAATTAACGCCTATGGTGGTAACGCTATACATATATTACAGCAGATTGATAATTCTTTAATTCTGCCAGAAACAAGGGAATATTTTAGATCGGCACACTTAACCCAATACGACAGTACAGACGTTGAAGATTTAACCGTTTTACTAAATTCTAATTTCGAAAATAGAGTAAATCTTGACGTTCAATTCTATTGTACAAGAACCATTACTTCGAGCGTAGGATGGATAGAAAATGTAACAACACCAACAATACTATAATGTTATAATAAAATTTTAGGAGGTATAAAAAAATGAGCAGTATAGATGAAGTAGTCATAGTCAATATTAATAGGGAGGCGGTAGGCGTAACGCAGACCGGATTCGGTACCCCGTTGGTATTGGGCCAGCATACCCGATTCCCCGAATTAATCAAATCATATACGTCAATAAGTGAAGTGGCTGATGATTTTAGCACAACCGATGCAGAATATAAAAAAGCGTTAGCGTTATTTTCACAAGCCGTTAAACCACCAGTAATCAAAATTGGTAAACGCACGGCCAACGTGGCACAGGTTGCCAATATATCAGTACCCACGGTATCAGATACCACGTCATACGTTGTAACCCTTAATGGTACGGCTTATGAATACGTATCAGGTGGCGGTGCAACAGCATCCAGCATCGTTGATGGTTTAATTTTAGCCATTACGGCAGGAGGGGAACCCGTAACTCTAACCGATAACGGCAATGACTTTGATATTACGGCCAATCTAGCCGGTTTTGGGTTCAGTGTAACCACTACAGCAAATTTAAGTGTGTCAGCTACACAGGCCAATGTATCGGTAGTTACTAACCTACAAGCCATTCAAGATGTTGACGATGATTTTTATTTTGTTTTATTGACCAGCAAAACACAGCAAGACATATATCAAATGGCACAATACATCGAAGCACAAGAGAAATTATTCGTGGCATTAACCAATGATGCCGATGTTATCCAGTCACTACGTGCCACATTAACTCTAACGTTTGACATTGATTTTGTTACTAGTAATACCATTGATTTAGATATTGATGAGGTGGCAATCGCACAGACAACATTTACAACAGATCAGGCCACTACAATCGGTATTTTAGCCCAAAATATTCAGGATAGTTCAAAAGTATTAACCGCAACCGTAACAGGCCCAAGAGAAATAACAATCGTAGCAGAAAATGCGGGCGTTGTATTAGATATTGATAATATCGTGGTGGCCGGTGGAGCGTCGCAAGCGGTTGGTACAGTGGCGACCGTGGTTGACCCCGTAGGTGATATTGGATCAATACTAAAATCATTAAACTATAACCGAACCAGTTTAATTTACTCATCGACCACAACAAACAACCTAGACGGGGCATGGGTTGGAATTTGCTCACCAGAAAAAGCCGGCTCCGTTAATTGGTCATTCAAGACGTTGGCCGGAGAAGTGGCGGATGCCCTAACAGGGAGCCAAAAACTATCTGCACACTCAAAAAATGTAAATACATATACAACCGTGGGCGGTATTGGTATCACCCAAAATGGCTATGTATCCAAGTCACCAAATTATATTGATGTAATCCGTGGCGATGACTTCACCAAAGCACGACTCCAAGAAAAAATATTAACAATTTTAGCAACACAGAAAAAAGTGAGCTATACAGAAGCCGGCCTTGATATTATCCGTGCAGGAATTGTAGAAGTTATTAATTTAGCCATATCTCAGGGCATATACTCAGAAGATTTTACGCCGGTAATCAATATACCGAAAGTGAGTGCTATACCAGATGCGGACAAAAACGCACGATTACTACAAGGTATAACGATTAACGTGGTTAGAGCGGGAGCGATTAACAAAGTATCGTTACAGCTAAATATTTCATTATAAGGAGGTTTAAAAAATGGCATTACATAGTATTAAAGATTTTTCGATTATATACGGAGCAACCGAGATTACAGGATTGGCCGAGGATGGGGTATCGATAGCATTTAACGGTGAAGGGTACACTCAAACGATAGGGGCTCAGGGTGAGGTATCATTAAACCTAGACGCCAACGAATCGGCAACGGTTACTATCAATTTGTTGTCCACCAGTCAATCTAACGATTATCTATCTAATTTGTATCAGTTAGGTAGAAATGGTGGGACCAAAGAATACCCGTTGGTATTACGAGATCATAACGGAAACACACTATACACAAGCTCAAACGCTGTTATTAAACGCATACCCGATACAACCCGAGGCAAAGAAACCGGCACAAACCCATGGGAGATTATATGCGGGCGTTTAGTAGGATACGAAGGCGGTAATTAATCATGAATTTAATTGAGTTCGAAGTAAATTATAAAGATGACGTATATTATTATGGCATCGATTTACTTCAAGTAGATGAAGGCATTAAAACGGGCGTTAAACTAACCAAATATTTTGGTGATAGTATTGCCAATGTTAAAAGTTTTAGTGGGGATTTTTTGGATCAACAAATTGGCCCTATTATTGCAGGCATTATATATAAAATCGACGCCCAAGAATTAATTGATCTTAAACGAACATTATTAAAAAACCTTAAAAAGAGGAACGAAAAAGGCGAGTATATTCCATTCGATTTAGAAACTGAGTTTAAAGGCAAATTCGCATTGTTATGTAAGGTTTTAGGACAAATAATCAAATATAACTATGAGGATTTTTTTTTAATGTTAAAGGACGCTTTCAGTGGCGAGGGGGTGGCGGGAATGTCCCAAACGTCGAAACAAAAATAGAATGGTGGATATGGAGGCCCGTCATGGAAAAATTAGGCACACTTAAAGAAGTTAAACATGAATGGACAATCCCCGATTTATTGGACGCACATGAATGTTTAGATTATAAATCATATGTTCAAGATTTTGAGCTAAAACAACTAAAGGAAAAAAATGGCCACAGTTAGAGAATTAGTCACAAAATGGGCGTTCGATGCCGACACGCACAAAGTGGAGCAGTTTAATACCAGCTTAAAAAACGCGTCAAAAAAAATGCAGGATGTGGGCGGTAAATTCCAGAAATTTGGCCGTAATGCAACCATAGGCGTATCATTGCCTTTATTATTTTTAGGGAAAAAAATGGTGGGTATCGCGTCAGAAGCACAGGAGACACAATCAAAATTTAATGATGTGTTCATGGAGATTAGTGGCGAGGCACAAGTCATGGCCAATGCATTATCCAAAAATTTTGGCATGGCTAGAGATGAAGCCCAAGAGTTATTAGCCAACACCGCTGATTTATTAATAGGTTTTGGGTTTACTAGAAAAGAAGCGTTAAAACTATCAAATGCAGTGCAGGAGCTATCAGTTGATTTAGTCTCATTTACTAATTTTTCGGGTGGTGTAACGGGTGCATCACGAGCATTTACCAAGGCATTGCTTGGGGAAACCGAATCAATCAAATCGTTAAATAAAGTGGTAAGACAAGAAGATATAATGAAACAGGTTCGAATTAATGCCGCCAAAGGCTTAATTTTTGAAACATTGAATCAAGCCAAAGCACAAGCGACCTTTAATATTATACAAGAACAATCACGAGCGGCCATAGGTAATTATGCGAGAACACAAGAAGACTTTGCCAACGTTTTGAGAAAAACAGAGGCTGAAATGCGTGATTTGAGTGCCACTTTAGGTGGTGATTTTATTCCGCAATTATCTAAATTATTAACACGTATCAATGGAGTCCTTGACCGATTTAGTCAATTAGACGCAAGAATTAAAAAAATAATTCTAGCGATTGGCGGTTTAGGTATTGTATTGCCCCCAATAATATTACTTTTAGGTACATTAATTAATTCGGTTGGTGTTATTGTAGGAGGCTTAACATTACTAAAACCAGTATTTATGGCATTAGGAGTAGGTTTGCGTTTTATGCTTGGGCCGTTAGGTTTAGTTGTAGGCGGATTTTTACTAATTAAAGAAATTATGAAATGGATGGATGGTAAAAAAAATATTTTCACGACGATTTCTGATATGGTTAAGGGAATAAATACCCCCGAAAAAGCTAGACAGTTTTATATGCATTCACCAATCCCACAGAATTTTTTTGGGAATCCATCACAGAATAATAATAATCAAAGTATCAATGTAAATGCCCCGATCAATGTTAGCGTGCCACCGTCAACCGATCAGGCGAGTATTGGCCCAGCTATTACAGACGGCATAAGAACCGCAATGAATGACACATTTAGGCAGGCTATTAATTACAGTTCACCGGTATTTACGGTGTAGAATAGATTATGAGTATTCAAAATTTAGCCAAAGTTTTCTTGATAAATACGATAGGGTAGCAATTCTTAACAATCAATCAAAAATAGTTATTGAGTTTGATGCGACGGTATCCATATCACACCAACGAGAGGCCAATATCACCAGCTATATGATCGAGGATGGATCAAGAATTAGTGATCATGTATCAATGAATAATCCCAGCGTAACGATTGACGCAACGATATCAGATTTTAGCCCAAATACGTTCGACGGTTTGGCAGGTAGTGCCGTCACGTCATTGGTGAATTACGTTACAGACACCAATTTAATACCAACCGAGGCGGTGAGCATTGCCGGATTGCTAAATAATACTCAAAACCGTAAACAAGTGGCCTATGACATCCTAAAAGAGGTATTAAACGCAAAACAGTTATACAAATTAAAAACAGGATTCGAGATTTACGATAACATTTTAATTAGATCAATGAGCGTCACTGAAACATCCAATAGCGTTAATTCATTAAATGTATCGCTAACCATTGAACAAGTGCGAATCGTTAAAACACAAAAAGACAAAATAAACCCATTGGCATTAAATGAGAGTGTTCGGGCCAGCGGTTCATTATTCACTAACGACGGATTGGTTAATACCACTAACATTCAGGGCAATATAAGCAATAAGGCCAATTCATTTAGTGATACATTATTGGGGGTAGCATAATGGCCATAATTGAAATACCCATCGACATAGCAAACAAAAAAATAAAACAACAGGTGACACTTGATAACGTCGTGTATGGTTTAGAATTTAAATATAATAAACGATATACAGCTTGGACGATGAATATATTAGACGACCAAAACAATATGATAGTGAGCGGTATAATTCTTTACACAAATACGTCATTATTAACCAATTATTACCATCTACCCGTCCCCAAGGGCATGTTGTTTATAATTGATAGTGACGGGACGCAAACAACAGCCGACGAGACCAATTTAGGCATTACGCATAAATTATTATATAGGGAGCCATGACATATCAATTCATTCGTAGTTATAGATTACGTGTGATAGATGGTAACGATGTTTATGTTATAACTGATAATAGACTACGCTTTAAAATAACTAAAACAAGCTCATGGGAGCCAAACAAGGCCTTAATCTATCTATACAATCTATCGGCTGATACATCATCGATTTTTGATAAAGACAATATCAAAATTGAGCTTGAATGTGGTTACATTAATGATGCAGGATTAATACCATTAACGACAATTTTTGTCGGAAATATTGTTAATAGTCGAACATATAGACAGGGAGTAGATACAATCAGTGAAATTGAATTAGGCGACGCACAAAATGAAGTCTTGCGGAAAATAGTTAATAAAACATTTACGGAAAAAAGAACATACTTACACATCGTTAATTATATTATTTCGGTTATGCGTATCCCAGTGAGAGAAGAAACTTTAAAACTAATACCAAATAGTAAAGTCAAAAATGAAGACGTGAGCTATACATTATCGGGCCGAGCCAGTGACGTATTGGCTCAATTATTAGTGCCTATTGGCATTAATTACACTATTCAGAACTATCAATTGATTTTCTACCCCATAGATAAACGAGTGGTACAAGAGGAGGCTTATCGATTGAATTATGATACGGGTTTGATATCTACAGAAAAAATGATTGAATCGGGCATTAATTCGTTATTTATTGCGGGCAATATCTACACAGTTAAAGCCTTAATAAATCCAGCCGTATACCCTACACAGATTATCTATATAGA